AGGTGCTAGTATGGGTTTTGGTGTTTTAAATCTAAATAGTAAGTATTATGATGCAGGAAGTAGTAATAGTTTCTTGTTTGGTTGGACTCCATCATCAAGACAAGCTATTTCTAAAGAATGGCTAGATAATCACAAAAATCCAAAATTCGCTAAGTATAAAATTGGAGAATCTGATTATAAAAGACGTACATCTGTTAGATCATCAAGACAAGTAAATTATCATGGAGTTAATGATTACACTGTAGATGATGATATGTTTCAAAGATTACAAGCGACAGACAATGAAAAAGCATTACAAGATTTATCATTAGCACAAAAAAGAGCAGTGGCATATCATGAATTTGCACATCACATTCATAATTCTTTTAATGTTGGAACGAAAACTGTAAAAAGATTTAACAAAGATTTAACTGAGATGGTAGAAACACAAATCGCAGATAGACAGTTACTAGGAAAAATAAACAGAGAAGTTAGTAATTGGAGAAGAACAGTTGAATTAGATTATGCTAAAAGAGGTAAATCAATATTATTTCCAAGTACTTATTCAAGCACGAATGGTGCTGAATGGTTTGCAGAAAATTTTTCTGCATATCAAATGGGTTTCAAAGATGTTGTGTCTCCATACTTTGTAAGTTTTTTCGAGAAAGAGGTTCTTTCTAAAATTAGTTAAATTTTAAAATCTCCAAATTTTTCTATGATGTCTGGTAGTCTTGTCTCTAATCCCTCTAATAACCAATCAAAAATTATTCGATCTTCTTGATTAAATTCACTATAAGGCATATTCAAGATTGTCCTATAATCCTCTGGTGTAATAGTTTTTTTAGCTAATATTGCTCTAGCAATATCTTCATATTCTGCATATTTTTTCGCCATAATCGCTATTTTTACCACTTTTTTATACAAAATGTCAATTATTTTGCATATTTTCCTTGATTTACATACTATATATTATACAATATGTATATAAACTAAATAATAGGAGTTTTACTTATGAACGAAATAAACAACCAAATATCAGAACAAGCTAATATATCAATCGACAATTTTTTAAATGAGTGGGTTGATTCTTACTTTGAACAAATCGTAAAAACATATAAAAATATATCAGAAAAAAAACCATTGACTAGAGAAAGATCAGAATTTAAGTGGATGGATTCTGAACATGGTTGGATTGCCAAAAAACTTTTTTTCAAACAGTTTGATCAAAATTGGTTCAAATCTTTTGATGAGTTTGTCGAACATACTAAAAAAAGATTAATTGGTGAGAAAAAAGAAAACTTGATTTATAGAGTAAATAAGAAAGGTGGCTCTATAAGTAAAGTTCACAACATAGAGTTGGTCGGTGGTCAGCTAGAGGGAAACTTCCAAACTCAATCTGGAAATGTTCACTTAAGAACAATTTATGCAGGTGGCTACCACATACAAACATTACACCTTAGAATGATTTGTACTTTAACCAAATAACTATAAGCGAGTAAACCCTAAACAAAAGAAAGACCAGATTCAATCTGGTCTTTTTTCATTTGCATATTCTATTGATTCACTGCTAAAATATACTTAATTTACTTAAAAGGGATTTTGTGATATGCCAGAAGTCTTAAAGGAAGAGGACAACTTAGAAACAGAAAGCTCAACTCTTGATATAGAGTGTGAGTATAAATATGTAGAAACAGATGATGATGGCTCATTCGAGGGTTATGCATCTGTATTTAATAATAAAGATTTAGGAAATGATGTAATCGAGAAAGGTGCATTTGCAAAATCTATTTACAAGAAAAGACCAAAACAAATTAAATTACTTTATCAACACAAGACAGATGAACCTATTGGTGTCATTGACGAGATCGAAGAGGACAACAAAGGTTTGAGAGTCAAAGGTAGATTAGCAATCAAGACTGAACGAGGTAAGTATGTTTATGAACTCATGAAGATGGGTGCATTAGATTCTATGTCAATCGGTTATAGATTGAATCCAAAAGGATATAACTACAATGATAAAGATAAAAAAAGAACCATCAAAGAGGTTGACTTAATGGAAGTCTCTATGGTGACTTTTCCAATGAATCCTAAAGCTAAGATAACTAAGGTCAAGAATATTCTTGATTTTAACATGCTAAAGGTACTCCCAACTGAGAGAGATGTTGAAACTTACCTGCGAGAAGTTTGTATGTTCTCAAAATCAATCTCAAAACCACTTGCAGACTTCATAGATGCAAATTGCAGAAATGAAGTGAATCAATCTAAGCGAGATGTTGTAGATGGAATCAAGCAAGTAATTAACATTATTAAACATTAAGAGGTAAAAATGTCAGAAGAAATTAACAATGTTCTTACTGAGCTAGGTTCATCTTTTGAAGAATTTAAAAAAGAGAACTCTAAGAGATTAGAAGAGATTGAGAAAAAAGGACATGCTGACCCAATACTTCAAGAGAAAGTAGATAAAATGTCTGAGGACATTGCAAAGATGGCAGAAGTGAAACAAGCTCACGAAATCCAAGCTAAAAATCTTGAAGATGCCAATGCTAAGATTGAAAAATTAGAAACAGTTTTAGCTAGACCTAATGCAGAAAAATCTGAGACAGTTGATGTCCAGATGAAAGCATTTGGTGACTGGTTAAGAAAAGGCGAAGTAGACCCAGACGAAAAGAAAGCACTTTACGAATCAGATGACACATTAGGTGGCTTTTATGCACCAAGTGAATATGTTGCTGATTTAATCAAAGGTGTTACTGAAGTCTCTCCAATTCGTTCAATCGCAAGAGTAAGACAAACAGATAAAAGAGGAATTGAAATTCCAAAAAGAAGTGGTCAGTTCTCAGCAAGTTTTGTTGCAGAGACTGGTACTAGGTCAGAAACCACAGGCTATCAAACTGCATTAATGAGTATTGATGCACATGAACTTTATGCTTTAGTAGATATTTCTCAAGCAATGCTTGAAGATTCTGCATTCGATTTAGAGTCAGAAATGGCATCTGAATTTGCAGAGCAATTTGCAAAAGCAGAGGGAACTGCATTCGTATCTGGAAATGGTGTTGGTAGACCACTTGGTTTTACTGACTCAAGTGCAGGTGTAAGTTCAACAAACTCTGGTCATGCATCAACTTTAAAACCTAATGGTCTTTTAGAGTTAGTGTATGCAATCAAATCTGAGTATCTAAACAATGCAAGATTTGTATTCAACAGAGGAACTTTTGCAGATATTCTGCAATTAGAGGACACTGCAGGACAAAAAATATTTCACTTAGGAATGACTCTAGTTGGTGGTTCTCCATCAACAATCTTAGGGTTTCCATATACATTAGCAACTGATATGCCTAATGTAGGTGCAGGTAATAAACCTATCGCATTCGGAGACTTCTCAAGAGCATACACAGTAGTTGACAGAGTAAACATGTCAATTATGAGAGACCCATTCTCACAAGCTACTTCTGGTAATATTAGATATGTTGCAAGAAGAAGATTAGGTGGAACTGTTGTTCTAGCAGAGGCAATTCAACTACAAAATGTTAGTGCATAAGGAGGTTAACAATGGCAAGAGATATTTCAAATAGAACAGTTGCAGTTGCAACACAAGTTCCTGCAGTCGTTACTGCCGATGCTAATGGCACAGGAGTTGATTTGCAGGGTTTTGAATCAGCAATGGTTGTAGTTAACACTGGTGCAGAGGGTGATACACTTTCTGGTTCAGTTAAGTTTGACTTCATTCTTGAAGATTCAGATGATGATTCAACTTATACTGCAGTGACATCTTCAACAAGTGTCACTGAGGGTTCAGTTGATTCCAGTGGTATATTTTTAACATTAGATGCTAATGGCGAAACTCCACAAATAAGTCAAATCGGCTATATTGGTGGTAAGCGATACATCAGATGTAAAATTGATGCAACTGGAACTCATAGCAATGGCACACCTATCGGTGTTGTTGTTGTCAAAGGCAACCCAGTTGATTCAACAGATGCTTAATGCTAGGTGAGGTATACTAGAAACTAGCAATAAGGTGGGAGAGTTTTTATTAGTTTTTACTCTCCCACTACTGGAGATGGAAAATGTGCAATAACATACCATACAGTGAAAAAGAAATGGACATCATTAAGGCGATTTATAAAATCGACCCAAGTGCTAAGTTTCATATTAAAAACAAATTAGAATCAAGGATGGACTATCTATATGGTGGTATCGTTTGGGAGACTGAACCCATATCGTGGGAACAAGTCGTAGAAGTAATGTATAAAGAAAAAGGACAAGACAATGAAAATTAAAATGTTAGAAAGCATGGAGATGTCAGCTAATGAAAGTGGTAATGTCAGCAAAAAAGTAGAAAAAGATGAAATCGTTTCTATGGATAAGGCATGGCAGAAACCAATAGCTGAAAGTTTAGTATCTGGTGGTTTAGCAATCGAAGTTAAGATGGATGAACCAAAAGAAAAAAAAGAACCAAAGATTACAAAAAAGAAATCAAAAAAGAAAGTTAGTAAATGACCAGAAGTATTGGCTCTAATTTTAATACTCAGATTACGAGTGGACAGGTTCAACCATTCATGGCAGTGTCATTAGGGTTTTCAACTCCACTTAATCTTTGGACAGGTTATCACGATATCACTATAGGTTCAGATACTTATGTTGGTGGTGGTAATCTATTGGAGATATCATCTATACAAGAATCATCAGAAGTAAAAGCGACTGGTATGAGTATTGCATTATCTGGTCTAGATTCTAGTATCGTATCGTCTGCATTGACTGAGAATGTGCAAGGTACAGTTGTTAAAGTTTTTTTTGGTGTCTTAGAAACATCATCAAATGCAACTGCTATTGTAGATACACCATATCAGTTCTTTGAGGGTTTTTTAGATACTATGATTATTTCAGATGAGGGTGATACCTCTAAAATAAGTATTACTGTTGAGAATAAACTTATCACTTTAGAAAAACCAGTAGATAGAAGATACACTGACCAAGACCAGAAAAATCTATTTACAGGTGATAGAGGTCTAGAGTATGTAGATTCACTTCAAGATAAGGAAATAGTTTGGGGTGGTGGCTCAACTTAATAAATCACTGATTACAAAAACACTTTCAGATATTCATTCTGTTATTGATTTATACAAAAGTTTTCCAAAATACAATCATCTCAACAGAGAAGAACTTTTCTTTTATTTGCAAAAACCAATATCCATGTGTCAAAGTAGAATCTTTTACGAAGATGGTAAGGTCGTTGGTTTCTTATCTTGGGCATACTTTAACAAAAAAACAGAAAATCATTTTAAAAGAACTGGTGAAGTATTATATTGGAAAGGTGGTAAGAACATCTGGATAATTGATATCTTATCTAAAAAAGATGTTCGAGAAGTGATAAAATATGCAAAAACCTATTTCTCAAGGATTATGAAGATAGGTCAAAGGATTAATTATTTAAGGATGAATGAACACAATAGAATTATCAAATACTCAAGTCAATCTAATAAGGAGTTTTACAAGTAATGGGTAGCACAGTATCACAGATTGGAGTCATAATCGGTACTGCTATCATGACAGGTGGAATCAGTTTAGGTCTTGGAACTTTTGCGACTATCGCAGTTGGTGCAACTGTTGTGGCAGGTTCAATGGCACTAGCACCAAAACCAAAACTAAGGAATGGTTCTCTCCAACAACAAGCATATCAGCAACAAATAGCAAACAGAAGTTTGATGATAAAACAACCTATCGTATCAAGGTCTACTGTTTATGGAACGACCAAAAAGTCTGGTGGTATTTTATTTATGGAGACAAGTAATAATAATAAAAGATTACATATCATAGTAGAAGTCGCATCACACGAAGTAAATGCTATATCAAAAATATATTTTAATGATGAGGAATTAACCTTATCCCAGATACATACTGATTCAAATGGTATTGCTATTAATCAAGTCACATCACCTGCTAGATACCACAGTCAGTCAAAATATACTGGCTTACCTTTGGTCGGTTTATATACTAGACAAGCAGTCGAAATAAAATTACACACTGGTTCAGATACACAGTTGGCAGATGCAGATTTAGTTGAACAAGTACCATCGTGGACTAATGACCATAGACTACAAGGTATTGCATATATTTATGCACAACTTGATTATGATGCAGACATGTTTCCAAATGGGATTCCAAACATAAGT